GGTTACCGCATCTGCTCCTTCAGCTACAACTAACTATGACTTTAAGACACAAGCTGTTCAATATTACACATCTAATGCTACAACTAACTTTACCGTTAATATTCGTGGCAATGCTTCAACTAGCTTAAATACAGTAATGACAACTGGGCAGTTTGCTACTATGGTTTTATTGGTTACCAATGGTGCAACACCGTATTACCCTAATGTGATCCAAATTGACGGTACAACCGTTACGCCAAAATATCAAGGTGGATTTACTATTACTGCTGGTAATGCTAATTCAATAGACATTTACACAATTACCATAGTAAAAACTGCTTCAGCAACATTTACTTCATTTGTATCTCAAACTAAGTTTGCTTAATCATGCCGTTAATATCTACAGTCGGTAATGAATCTGCTGGTGCTTACGGTTTTTGTAAAGGCTCTGCATTAGCCGTTGATTATTTAATCGTTGCTGGTGGTGGCGGTGGTGGCACAAGCGTGTTTGCTTCTGCTGGTGGCGGTGGTGCAGGAGGACTTCTTACTGGTACATCAACATTAAATGCCAATAATTCTTATGTTGTTACTATAGGTGCAGGTGGCGCAGTAGGAATAAGCGGTAACAATTCTTCAGCACTTGGAATTACATCTACTGGTGGCGGTCATGGGGGTGGAAATGTAGCCCCTTCAGGCGGTAACTTTAGTGGTGGCAACGGTGGTTCAGGCGGTGGTTCTGCGATTGACAATAGCGCAGGTACAGGAGTTTCAGGCCAAGGCAATGCTGGTTCTTTAGGTCGTGGCGATCCATTTTTAGGCGGTGGTGGTGGTGGTGCAGGAAGCGCAAGCACAAGACCTGTTGGTGGAGTAGGTTTGCAATCTTCTATTACTGGCACATCTACTTATTATGCTGGCGGTGGTGGCGGTGGTGGTTCTAATGCTAGTGGTGGTCAAGACGGTCAACTTGCAGGAGCAGGTGGTTTAGGTGGCGGTGGTTCAGGTGGTTTTGGTGGGCCTGATGGTGGTGGTGCTACAGCTACATCTGGGGTAGCTGGAACTGCAAACACGGGTGGTGGTGGTGGTGGTGGTGCAAGAGTAGACCAATTTGGCAATACATCAGGCGGTGCAGGTGGTTCAGGCGCAATTATCGTTAGGTACACAGGCACTCAAAAAGCTACTGGCGGCACAGTTACAACTTACACATCTAGTGGTATTCAATATGTAGTTCACACTTTCAGTTCTAGCGGAACTTTTAGAGTAGGTGCTTAAAATGTCATTCGAACTAGACCCAGTAAAATATGGAGTATTGTGGAATACCGTAGAAAATAACGAAAAAAAATTGGAAGAAATGAATAAAAAGATGGACAAGATGGAAGCTCAACTTGACCAACTTGTAGCCCAATCGAACAAACAAGCTGGCATTGCTTGGTTAGGAATTGCCATGCTAACTGTTTTATCTACGATTGGTGGATGGGCGTTGAAATGGTTTACAGATAAATGAATATGCAAGACATTCTCAAGGCGGTTATACCGATCTTGGTGGCGTGTATAGCTTGGCTACTTGGTCAAGTATCATCATTTCAAGAACGCCTTACTAAAATTGAAGGCAAAATGCCAGCATTAATTACAAGCGAAGGCGTACCAACCGATAGTCCATTATCAGCAGAAAGACGCCATGCGTTAAAAGCAGAACTTCATAAAGAGATACAAGACCTTCATGTTCGAGTTAAGTTGGTAGAAGAACGAGAAAAGATTAAGAAATGACAGAGCAAGATAACTGGCTAAATACTAAATGGCGGCCTTCAATGGGCTGGATGTATATGCTAGTTTGTATATTTGACTTTGTTATTGCGCCTATTGTTTGGAGTATGTTTCAAATTGCTGGCGATGGCAAAGTAGAAACACAATGGAAACCATTGACACTTGAAGGTGCTGGCTTATTTCACATGGCTATGGGTGCTATTTTAGGCATTGCGGTCTATGGCAGAACCCAAGAAAAAATGGCAGAAAAAGCATAATGTTTGGAGTAAATATATATGCCATTATTGCTGTGGTTGCTGTGGCCTTATTTTGCGGGGGGTTTGTTAATGGTTGTTCCTATCAGCAGAGCAAAGCCGAAAAGACCATTCGAGATAAAGAACACCAATACCAAGCAGACGCAGACCAAATAAGGAAAGACAAAGATGCACAAATTAAAGTTATCAATACTCAGCTTGTTGATGCCATTAGTGGGTTGCGTAGCCGTACCAGTAGTCCCACAAAAACCGTCGATGGAAAAGATTGCAACGGACAAGCCCTTTCTGCCCCCGATGCAGAATTTCTTATCAGGGAAGCCGCAAGAGCAGACGAAATAAGAATTGGGCTGCAAGCCTGTTATCAACAATACGATTCAATTAAGTAAAAATTATGATAGAAGCCCAATTATTAGCATTAGGCATTGAAGGCAAGTGGTTTGAGCCATTGCAAGAAACTTTTGAAAAATACCAAATAAACACCCCCCAGCGGCAAGCCTGTTTTATCGGTCAATGTATGCACGAATCAGGCGGTTTTAAACACCTAAAAGAAAACCTAAATTATTCGGCTAGAGCGTTAATGGCTACATGGCCCAGCCGCTTTCCTGATGCTGATACGGCAGAAAAATACGCACGGCAGCCTGAAATGATCGCCAATAAGGTTTATGGCGGCAGGATGGGCAATACAGAAGATGGTGACGGGGCTAAATACATTGGGCGTGGATTGATTCAATTGACTGGCAAAGACAACTATACGGCGTTTGGAGAAGCGATTGGTGAGGACTTGGTAGCTAACCCCCAACTCGTAGAAGAACCCCGCTATGCGGCTCTTTCGGCTGGCTGGTTTTGGAACAAACGGGGATTAAACGCCCTAGCGGATGCAATGGATATAGAAACCCTGACCAAGCGGATCAATGGTGGCAGCATTGGTATTGATGATCGCAAAGCCAAGATTTCTATGGTTTTAAACGCTATCAGCGGTTAATTCTTTTAACTCAAACAAGCAATCCCGTTCAGGAAACACCGCAATATAAAGCCTTGCAAGGTAAGGCGATACATTGTTGCTAATCTTGAATGGTTTAGGGTTCATTTGGCTCTTGTTTTGCGCTTCTGATATAGCCGATTCGTGCCGTAGATAAGCGCATAAATCCCTTGCTGAATGGTGTCTGCGCCCCGATCCCCAAACCCGATTTGCTTCATGGAAAAAGGCCACAATAATGTGCCAATTTTTAGGCATCCATTCGTCAAAACCAAGCCTGTAATTGTCAGGATCGCTGGCAACAATATCCATCAAGCGTTGTTTTTTATCGTCTGCAAGCATTAGCTAATAACGATCAACAAAACGATTACAGCCAAAACGCAGATATAAGTAAAGTTGGCCCAATACTTACGCCTAGCTGCTGCTGGATCGCCTATAAGCCAGCCTTGAACGGCAAGCATATCTTCATCTTGCTCGACATAGTATGGTTTTTGGTAATACTTACCAATGCTTACTTTGCCGTTGTTATATGGAATGTTCATGCGTGATCCTTTTGCTGATAAGCAGCTTGTACGCTGTCGTTGAATTTATCCCAGCCAAGGCTGTGAATCATCTCTAGTACGCTGGTTTCGGTATCGGCTATGCAAACATCTTCAATGTCAACGCCACCGATATGGCCTACATCGGGTTCATCTTCATCAATGCTGCCGTACACATCAAGGTATGTGTCACCGCAATACAGGGAAACTACATAATTTTGTAACTTAGCCATTTTTATTCCTTTTCTATATCACTCCCCAATGGAGTAAAACAATTATATATTAAGTTTGCTTAACTTGTAAAGGATTATTTTGCATAAAAGCAACAGGGCAGTATTTGGCAGTTGCTAACAATGGGCAGGAAAGCCGCAAAATTACCCAATTACTGCATCCTACTGTGGCGGCTTAACGCCCTAAGAAGGTGGGCAGCAGTCCCGTGAAGGAGTATAGATTTTGTCTAAACCTGCCGCCCATACCCCATTATATTCCGTTCTTGATCTGATAAACCCGCAGCAAGTGTTGAAAGCAATCCCAGCTATTTTGTAGCTTTTGTTCTTCAATCTCGATTAGTTTTACCTGATTGGTAGTGCCATTAACAAATATGATAGCGCACCGTGCCGCTGGAACGCCCAAGCCTTCACGGTAGGCCGCCAGTTGCATTTCATGTTCAAAATACACATCAACTTTATCTAGGTTGGTGTCTTTGGTCTTGAAATCAACAATAAAGCCATTGCCTTTGCCGTTTACTGGTTTAGCCATTAAATCGCATTTGCCACCAAACCCTAGCGAATGCCCAAACGACTTCTCAGAAAGCCATAGCTGGCTTCCAAACGCATCCTGTAAGGCTTTATCAATTGCATCCAAATACGCTGGCTTTTCAGGCATATAGACTTGATCAAAATACGATTCAATAATGGCATGAATAGCCGTACCCCGTTCCGCAGCTTCACGGCCTGTAGCCTTGGAATCCTGCATTACCCGTGACAGCCATTCCTGTTCAGGTTCGCCTTCCATGCGGGGTAAGGTCAAAGCAGCTAACAGGACTTGTTGCTGTTTCCATGTATCAAGCCCTGCTTTGGATAGCATATTGTTAATGGTCGTGACCGAGGGCAAAAGCCCCAGCTTACGGGCATCACGCAGGGTGGTGTTTCTAACCCCTGTTTTGCCTTGTATTGTGTAAGCTGGCGCACCGTCTTTGGTATACCAATGGCCCGTGTCTTGCGCTTTTTCTTTAACTATCATAATCAGAACGGAATATCGTCTAGTTTTACATCGTCAACTTTTGGCGCATCGGCTTCACGCTGCTTTTGCCCCCGCCATTCGCTGCTTTCGGTAATCTTTTCCTTGTAGTACTTTGGCAGCGCATCGTATTCAGCTTGATCGTAGCTTTGCAGCCAAAACATCTTGGTTGGGTTAATGCCTTCAGGCTGGGCAGCCCGTAATGCGCTAGGTACTGGGCTAATGCCGCTAATGTTGGCGTATTTACCATCTTCACTATGCGTAATGTTGACCATGCAAAACTTACCCAGCAAGCCTTTAAGGTCAAAGTTCTTGCGATCTTCCGCAGTCATCTTTTTGTTTGACCAGCTTTCCAAATCTTGCCGTAAACGGGCTTGATCGCCTAAACTAACGGTATATCGCTTGGACACGATTAAGGGCTTTCCATCGTCTGTTTTTAGCGGAAGTCCTGCATCATCGTCACCGTGCAGTTCCCAAGTAAATACAACCTTGTGCATAATTTTGGTTTCGCCAGCCCATTCGGTAGCTTGATGACCTAGGTCAATAATGCTATATAGCCGTGCCATATGTAAGCCAGCAGGGGCAATCTTAAAATCTCGCTGCGTATCAGAAATAATCATTTGTTTGCTCCAAAAATTTGACCAAAGTCGTTCACAATGTCACGAATAACGGGGTTTACATGGGTGTTGCGTTTAGGTGCGACATAGCCACAGCAATGGCGTAATAGATCTATTTGACGCTCGGTAAGAAAAACGCCATCTTCCAAGTCTTTAAATACTTCATCAAGTTCAAACTGCATCTGAACTTGGTCTGCTAACTGCTGGTCATAATCACTCATAATTACCTTTCTATTTCACCGCAACTGCGGTAGTTGTCACCGCAAGTGCGGTATGTAAAGATTAAGATAACTTAAACACATAGTCAAGCGTTTATTTGCAAAAGTGTTGTAAATAAGTTAAGATACCTTACATGAACGCAATTGCAATAATTAAACTTTTAGGTGGCCCAACCCGCATATCTAAGCTGGTCGGGGTATCTGTACCAGCCGTATCTATGTGGCAAAACGGGGATATACCGCACGATAAGTTGATCTTTTTGGCAGCAACGCTAGAAAAAGAATCGCATGGTTTAGTTACCCGTAAGTCGCTGTTTCCCCATACTTATAAATTAATTTGGCCTGAGTTGGATTAGTTTGTTATATAATTACATCGTCAGGTCTGGAAAACTCGACAATGTAGCGTACAAGGCTCTATTCACATGGGCTGGATTGACTACCTAGTTTTACTACTTTGTCATCTTTCCAGACCCCAGCCCAGTTGAATAGAGCTTTTTTCAATTGTGCTGGCGAAACGAACGGGTTACCGAGTGTCGCAAAATGCCAGCGAAATGGGCTAGATGGGGTAGAGGTCTGTTGGAGAATGAACAGAAGCGAGGGTCGACACCTGCAATACCCCCAAGTAATCGGTTCTAGCCGACTTGGACAGCCTTGCAACGGCATACATCACTAGAATAAAACCCACGCTGGTGGTTGGTCGTTCTATGGAGAAATGAAATGCTTGAAAACCTAGATTTGCAAGAAACCCCATTACCTACAAGCCTAGATCGGTGGAATAACCACAATCTGCTTGAAACCTACAACTACACAAAACGCCCCGATTTAAAGGCTTTTATTGCAAGTGAATTTTGGTGGCGTACTGAAATGTTGCAAATTAGCGACACTAGGGAAAGTACCTAATAAATAGTTGTTGCATTAGTTAAGATAACTTAATAAACTGGTGTTACTCAATAACGAGTGAGATAGAAAAAGGAGCAGCAAAATGAAAAGATTTAAATGGGTTGTGGAGTTTGAAGTAACAGAAAACTGGGTAGCGGATGGTTTTAACATTGACCAGCGTAGAGCATTCAATATGATTGAAAGTGCGCTGCCTTTTGCTAGTGGTGCTGAATTTAAAGCAACAGTAATTAAAGCACCTGACGCAAAGCTAATTCGTACAACGCAAGGCTACACAAATTAAACCCCAGCCCCTACGGGGGCTACCTTTAAAGGTGAGATAGACATGAAAGATTTATTAGGTGCTTGCATATTAGGTGCAATTATTGGTGCGATGTTTGCTTATGGCGTTCCCGCGCAAGCCCAAACTTATGCAATTCAAAACCAACAGGGCCAAGTTACTGGCTACATTCAGCAAAACGGCAATACGGTCAATCTATTAACGCCTAACGGTAATACTGTAGGCCAACCATTGACGGTTTTTCCCAACCAAATAGTATCACCGAATGGCGCAGCTATTGTAACTCCTAGCTATACAATTCCTATGACACCCCCTAGCCCACCAAGCGTAAGAGTGTTTCAATAATGGAAACGGTGATGATTGTTTTTGCCATTGGGGTGTTTGTTATATTTTTAATTCTTATGGTATTGGCTGGCGCACTTTTATATTGGACTAACTTATGACTACTTTTACGACTGAAGATCGAATCTTTGCAGAAAAAGACGGTTCATTTACCATCAATGTGGAAGGCGGCACGGTAACTTCATCGCCCCCACACATTGTGGATAGCGGAGCAAGCATAATGATTAAAGATTTAACAGACGAAGAAATTAGGGACATAAGTATTAATTTTTTAGGCCCAAAAGAAGGCAACATTTTTACTTTTGCTAGAGCAATACTAAGAAAGGCACAAGAGAAGTGAAATTTGCTGATTTTTATAACCTATATCCTCGCAAACAGGGGCGCAGGGCTGCCGAGAAGTCATGGGACAGGTTAACCCTTCAAGAACAAGAAGATGCGTTTCTAGCCCTGCCTACGCACTTGGAATACTGGAAGCTAAAACAAACCGAAAAAGACTTTATTCCGCACCCAGCAACTTGGCTTAATCAAGGCCGTTGGGAAGATGAACTGGATATGGAAGTTAAAAAAACCAAGAAACCTGAATTGCCTTGGTACTCTACCGAAGAATTAACTAAAGCCAAAGCCCAAGAAGTCGGCTGCCCTGCTTACGCTGGTGAAGGCTGGCAACAATGGCGGGCAAGAATAAGTCAGAAAATCAAGCAGTTAGAGGAGCAGTTTTGATAGATTTGTTTATGCAAGAGCGTGTTGTTCCTGCATCCCCAACCATAATGAATTTGCGTGAAGTTGGCGTAAATTATGCAATGGACAAAAATATGGATTGGCACAGCCGATTACCTGTTACCAGTCATTCAAACATGATTAGAAACGCTCACAAAGTGTTTTATGGGGCAGAATACCAAGACCATTGCTTTGCCGTTGCTATGTGGACTGATCCAGTAGCAGGTAATCGTATGGCTAAAGACCAAGTATGGCTTGAATTAAGACGGTTGGCTGTTGCTCCTGATGCGCCTAAATTTACCGCTACTTAG